GTCTTGAAAAAACAGCAAACTATAAGATTAGTATCCATGAAAGCAATCTTAAGCGTTTGAAACAAAACCCAGACCTTGCTGCTATTGCTCAATATTATGAACTTCCAACTGTTCCAACAACTCCAACACTTGAAAATGTTGGCCTTCCATCTGGCGTAACAGTTAAGAGGAAATAATAATGGCTACATATGAAGTCACTATTGAAGGAAAAGGTACATATGAAGTCACTTCTGATAAAGAATTGACCGATACACAAGCATATCAATATGCGCTTGCTCAATCAAAAAATGAAAAGCCTCCTAGCGCACCAGTATCTGCATTAGCAGGGCTTGGTGCTGGATTTGGTCGTACAGTTTTAGGTGGTCAAGAATTACTTGGTCAAGGATTACAAAAATTAGGTGCTGAAACTATTGGGCAAGCAATTGAGCGTGATGCTCAAATGGGTCGTCAAAAACTAACACAAGAATTAGAGCAATACAAACAAGCTAATCCATTTTCTGCTGCTGGTGGACAATTAGTTGGTGAAGTTGGTGCAACTTTGCCTGTTGGTGGATTGCTTGCTAAAGGACTTTCTTCTGTTCCAGTATTAAGCACTAAAGTTGCGCCATTGATTGAAGCAATTAGAACTTCTGGTGGTTCTGCTGGTGGTGCTGGATTGGGTACAAGAGTTGCTGGTGGGGCTATTACTGGTGGACTTGGTTCAGCAATGATTGACCAAGAATCAGCAGGAACTGGTGCTGCGATTGGTGCTGCACTACCTGTTGTTGGTGCTGGAGTTTCTAAGTTACTTTCTTCTGGCGCACAACAAACACCTGAAGTTGCTGCTGCAATTAATGCTGCTCGTGAAGTTGGGTATGTAATCCCACCAACACAAGCAAACCCAACATTGCTAAATAGAATTCTTGAAGGAACTTCTGGAAAACTTACAACTGCACAAAATGCTAGTGCAAAAAATCAAGAAATCACAAACAAGTTGGCTGCTCGTTCACTTGGTCTTCCAGAAGATTCTTTGATTACTACAGACCTTTTAGAGAGTGTTCGTAAAACTGCAAGTCAAGCATATGATGCGCTTGCAACATTGCCAGTTAAAGAAGGCACAAAAGCCAATACTTTAATGAACACTCCTGAAATTGCAAAAATTGACCCCAAACAAATGGTCTATGACTTGCGTGTTGCTCGTAATGAGTCTAATGCTTATTATAAAAATTATGATAAGACAGCAGACCCAGAAGCATTGACTAAAGCTAAAAACTTTAAAGCAGAAGCTTCAAGGCTAGAAACATCATTGGAAAATTATGCAAAAGCACTTGGATATAACGAATTAGTGCCAGAGTTGCGTAATGCTAGACAGCTTATTGCAAAAACATATACAGTAGAAAAAGCATTAAATAAAACTACTGGAACTGTTAATGCACAAAAACTTGCATCTGATTTGGAAAAGGGTAAACCTCTTACTGAAGAACTTAAACAAGCTGCTGAATTCGCACAGCGTTTTCCTAAAGCAACAAGAACTCCAGAACAAATGGGAAGTTTGCCTCAATTTAGTCCATTAGATGTTTATGGTAGTGCTGGAATATCTGCTGCTTTACAAAATCCTGCATATTTAGCTTCTATGGTTGCTAGACCTACAGCTAGAGCCGCAGCATTATCTCCATTTGTTCAAAACAGACTTGTTCAAAATCCAAATGACATATCTCAATTGCTTGAGATTTTAAGAGCATCTACGCCTTCTGCAATTTCAGGCTTATATTCAGATTAAGGATTAACATGGCAAAGACCAAGATTTCGGAATACAGCAGTACCGCTAATAATAATAGCGATATTGGTTCTGTAAACATTGCAGAGGGCTGTGCGCCATCTGGTATTAACAATGCCATCAGGATTTTGATGAGCCAGTTGAAGAACTTTCAAGATGGTTCTGCTGGTGACAATGTAACTGTTGGTGGCAATTTATATGTAACTGGAACTACTACTAATACAGGTGCAATTACTGCATCTGGTGGTATTAGTGGAAATATTACATCGTCTTCTGCAACAATTACTGGCGGTACTATCAATGGTGCTGTTATTGGTGGTTCATCTGCCCAAGCAATCACAGGAACGACAGTAACAGCCTCTACAGGCTTTGTAGGCGGTTTGACAGGCAATGTTACTGGTAACACCACAGGAACTCACACAGGTGCTGTAACAGGCAATGTGACTGGTAATCTGACAGGTAATGTCACAGGAAATGTAACTGCTGCTTCTGGTACTTCAACATTTAACAATGTCCAGATTGATGGCACATTGGATATGAGTTCTGGAACAGTAGGAACAATTACTGGTCTTGCTACACCAACAAATTCAACAGATGCTGCTACAAAAGGTTATGTAGATACTGCTGATGCTTTGAAGTTGAATCTGTCTGGTGGCACTATGTCTGGTGCTATCGCTATGGGTACAAACAAGATTACAGGTCTTGGTACTCCAACTGCTGACGCTGATGCTGTTACTAAGTCTTATGTAGATGCTATTGCTCAAGGTATTGATGCAAAAGCCTCTGTGGTTGCTGCTACAACAACTAACATCACTTTGTCTGGTACACAAACAATTGATGGTGTAGCGGTATCTGCTGGTGACCGAGTATTGGTTAAAGACCAATCAACATCTGCTAACAATGGTATTTATTTAGCTTCTGCTAGTTCATGGACTAGAACAACAGATGCTGATGCTTGGACTGAGTTGGTAGCTGCTTACACCTTTGTTGAGGGTGGAACAGTAAACGGCTCTAATGGTTATATCTGTACTGTGGCTGCTGGTGGTACTTTGGGAACTACAGCAATCACATTTGCTCAATTCTCTGGCGCAGGTCAAATTACTGCTGGCGCAGGTTTGGTAAAGTCTGGCAATACTTTAAATGTTCAGACAGCATCATCTAGCCGAATTGTTGTAGGTGCAGATGAAATTGATTTAGCAAATACTGGTGTTTCAGCAGGTACATATAAGTCTGTAACTACAGATGTATATGGACGCATTACAGCAGGTACTAATCCAACAACTATTTCTGGTTTTGGCATTACAGATGCTTACACAAAGACTGAAGTTGATACTTCTCTGAGTGGTAAGTTATCTACTAGCGGTGGCACTATGAGTGGTGCTATTGCAATGGGTACTTCTAAGATTACTGGATTGGGTGACCCAACAAGTAACCAAGACGCTGCAACTAAGTATTATGTTGATGGCATCTTGGGAAGTGCAACATCTGCTGCGACAAGTGCTGCTGCTGCTGCGACTTCTGCCTCTAACGCTGCTACGAGTGCTTCAAATGCCTCTACAAGCGAAGGAAACGCATCTTCTAGCGCAACGGCTGCTGCTGCTAGTGCTACGAGTGCTGCAAACACTTACGATGCCTTTGATGACCGATATTTAGGCCCTAAATCAAGCGCACCATCTGTTGACAATGATGGTAATGCTTTGTTGACTGGTGCTTTGTATTGGAATACATCAACTAATAACTTGTTCGTATGGACAGGTTCAACATGGGCTAATGCAGCATTTACGGCAGGTTCATTTGTTACCTTGACAGGAACAGAAACCCTGACAAACAAGACTCTGACAAGTCCAGTACTGACAACTCCTCAGTTAGGAACACCTGCAAGTGGTACGCTTACAAATGCGACTGGTTTGCCTTTGTCAACTGGTGTGACTGGAACTCTACCAATTGCTAATGGCGGTACAGGCTTAACATCTTTGACAGCTGGTTACATTCCTTTTGGTGCAGGCACTTCAGCGTTTGGTTCTAGTGCAAATCTATTTTGGGACAGCGTCAATTCACGCTTGGGCTTAGGCACAGCTTCACCTTCGCAAAGACTACAGGTGAATGGCACGGCCTTGTTTGATGGCCTTAACGCCACTTCAGGTTCTTCAAACTACCCAATCCACATTACCAGTTCAAATGTCGCAAGTTATAAGTGGCAGATTGGTATGGATTCCAGTAGCAGACTGCAGTTCTATGATTCTGGCGGTAACGGCGTTGTCTTAGCTCTGGATCGCACTGGCAATCTAGGTTTGGGGGTTACGGCTCCGACAGCAAAACTCGACCTAGGCGGCGACTACAAAGAAGGCGTGGTCACAGCCAACACAACGACGGCCTATACAGTAAGCCTTGCGACTGGCACGGTTCAGATTCTGACATTGACTGGTAACTGCACCTTTACATTCCCAACTGCTACAGCAGGTAAGGGTTTCACAATGCTTTTGAAGCAAGATGGTACAGGTTCACGCACAGTAACATGGCCTGCAACAGTTAAGTGGCCTAGCGGTACAGCACCTACAATTACATCTACTGCCTCTAAAGGTGATAAGTTTGTCTTTGTAGGTGATGGCACTTATTGGTGGGGAAGCAATGCTGGTCAAAACTACCTGTAAGGAATAACTAATGTTTAGTTCACAAAACTCTCAGGTAAGTAGCGATGCCAACTGGATTGAAGAATGCTTCCAAACGTACCTTTACACAGGCAACGGCTTTACACAGACCATCACCAATGGCATTGATTTGTCTACTAAAGGCGGCATGGTTTGGACAAAAAGCCGGTCAGTAGCAAAAGACAATGGAATGTGGGACACAGTTCGAGGCGCTGGAACTGGAAGTGGGTCACCAAACAATAGAACCATTAGTTCGAATGGCTTAAACCTTAGCGCTTTTTATGCGACCGATTATTTATCGGCATTTAATTCAAACGGGTTCAATGTAACTTATGGAAACGCCACTTACAGTGTGGCAAACCAAAGCGGAACTACTTACGCGGGGTGGACGTTTAGGAAACAGCCCAAGTTTTTTGACATTCAGACTTGGACTGGCAACGGAGTAGCGGGCAAACAAATTTCGCATAGTCTAGGTTCAGTGCCTGGTTGCATTATGGTGCTTTGCACTACCGCTAACTATTCTTGGTTTGTGTATCACAGGAGTGCAAATGCAGGTGGCGCTACAACATCGTTGATGCTTAACAGCACTTCTGCGGCGGCAGATGAAGGCAATGCTGGAATTCAAAACCTTACATCTACAACCTTTGACCTTGGTGGTTCTGGAGCATATTCAACCAGACTAAATGATTCTGGGCAGACTTACATTGCTTACATATTTGCCCACAACGCAGGTGGCTTTGGTCTGACTGGTACAGACAATGTGATTTCGTGTGGGTCTTATACGGGTAATGGTTCTGCAACAGGTCCAACTGTGACGCTTGGTTACGAGCCTCAATGGGTGTTAGTTAAAAAGTCATCAGCGTTGGGAGATTGGGTGCTGTTTGACAATATGCGTAGCGGCTTAATGCTTGCAGGAAATACGTTTGCATTGTTCCCAAATCTTTCCGATGCCGAAAGTTCTCCAAATGGGGCAAACGACATAAATGCGACCGCAACTGGTTTTAATTTGGTGAGCACTTCAGGCTCCACAAACACATCAGGAGCAACCTACATCTACATAGCCATTCGTAGAGGCCCGATGAAAGTGCCTACGGATGCGACTAAAGTGTTTAGTCCTGTTGCTCGTGCTGGTACTTCAACAGCAACTTCAGTAACTACTGGATTCCCTGTTGACTTCATCATGTCAAAAGGCAGAAACCCATCAGTAGGCCTTGGTGAAAACTGGGGTGATTTCGATAGGCTTCGTGGTCTTGCTGTTTTATCAAGTAACAATTTCAGCGCTGAATTTACTTATCCAACATACCAGTTAGGTATTGCCGACTTTGCAAATAACACTGGCATGAATTTGTCAGCCAGCGACAACGATTATGGATACATCAACAAATCTGGATATAACTATGGGACGTATTTTATGCAACGCGCCCCATCGTTTATGGATGTGGTTTGCTATACAGGGAATGGAACAATTGGTAGAACCGTTGCACACAATTTAACAGTAGCTCCTGAATTGATTTTTGTTAAAAGAAGAGACACAGGCGGATATTTGTGGCGCGTATATACCGGTGCAACTACCGCTCTTGAGCTGAACACCAATGTCGCAGAAGTGACGGACTTGTACTGGAATAACACAGCGGCAACCGCGAGCGTTTTCTCGCTCTATTCTTACGGGCAAGTCAATGCGTCTGGTGGAGCTTATGTTGCGTACCTGTTTGCCTCCTGCCCCGGCGTCTCTAAGATCGGCAGATACACAGGCACAGGCGCAACGCAGACAATTGCTTGTGGCTTCGCAGGCGGCGCAAGGTTCGTCCTTATCAAGCGCACCGACAGCACGGGTGAGTGGTACGTCTGGGATACGGCTCGCGGCATGGTTGCGGGCACTGATCCTAAGCTCGCGTTGAACTTGACATCAGCAGAATCAAACGCCAACTGGGTTTACACAACAACTGGCGGCTTTCAGATCGTCACCAGCGACGCAAACGTGAACGCCAGCGGCGGCTCTTACATTTATTTGGCAATTGCATAAAGGAACATCATGCAAGTAAGAATCAGAGAAACAGGCGCAGTAATGTACGAAGGAGAGTTTCGTGCGTTATTTCCAAACACTTCAATGCCCCAACAACTGACTGAGGAACTACTCAACGACTTTGGTGCTGATGTAGTATTTGAAGGCCCACAAGCAAGTCCTACACGCTATCAGTTTGCTTTTGCTGATGGTGTTGAGCAGATTGATGGTAAGTGGTACACAAAGCACTCAGTAGCCGACATGGAGCAAGAGGCTAAAGATGCTTTAGACGCAACTCAAGCTGAATCTATGCGTAAACAGCGTAATGAAAAACTATCTGAGTGTGACTGGACTCAGGTAGCTGATGCTCCTGTTGATAAGACAGTATGGGCTACATATCGTCAAGCCTTGCGTGATGTAACTTCACAGGAAGGATTCCCTTGGACTGTTAACTGGCCTACTAAACCATGACAAATGAAGCAGTATCAACAAAAATAGCATCGGTAGCAACATATGGAGGGTCTAGTGCAGCAATCATCTTTGGTCTAACAGCTAATGAGTTTGCAGCTATCTCTGGTGTTGTAATTGCTTTGTGTGGTTTATTGGTTAATATCTATTTCAAGCATCAGCATTTAAAAATTGCTAGGGCATCGGCTAAAGCTGATGAACAAGAAAAATGATTGAATGGGCTGAGGCATTTATTGCAGCAGCATTTTTCAGTTGTTTTATTATTTTTTGCACCATTGTTGTTGTATGGTGCTTTCCTTGATTTTGGCTGTATCTATTGAATACAGGTGTGTTAAGTGGGTTTGGGTTGGCGATGTGTACAACAGAAAAACCTACTGTATTGAATGGAAAAAGGTTGAAAAGAGATGATTCCATTAGACCCGATGGCAGCACTCGATGGCTTACAAAAAGCCATTGGGATGGTCAAGAAAGCTAGCAAAGTTGCAAATGACCTAGCTGGTTTGACTCCCATGATTGGCAAGATGTTTGATGCCAAGAGTGCTGCAACTAAAGCGATGATTCAAGCCAAGAGCAAGGGTGGCTCTAACATGGGTGCTGCCTTGCAAATTGAGATGGCTCTCGATGAGGCAAAGAGATTTGAAGAAGAACTCAAGATGCTGTTCCAAGCTACTGGACGAGCAGATGTTTGGCAAAAGATTAAAGCTAGACAAGCAGAGATGGACTTGGCTGATGCTAAAGAGATTAGCGCACTCAAGGCTATGGAAAAAAAACAGAAGCAAGAAGAACAAGAGCAACTAGAGATGGCTCTGGTTATTGGAGGAATAGTGTTCGTTCTGCTTCTCGTTGGTATCGGCATAAATGAAATGATGGACTTTTGTCATACAACTCGTAGGTGTGGAAGATGAATGAGTACCAGAAACAATTTGATATGTTTCTAAAGGTATTTATTTATGGTTGTATAGCTTGGTGGTTTCTTGGTTTTCTTCAGTTTTTGCCAAACGATTTATCAGACAAGATTGTTAATCTTTTACTTGGAAAGATTGGACTTGGGAAATGAAAATCTCTACCTACCAAGAAAATGCTCGTATGCTCTGGGAGGCTCAGAGAGTAATACACCAGCAGAATATGCAACGCTTGGCTGAATTAAATCGTCAATGCGAACAGAAGCAAAAAGTCCAAGAGATTAAAACTCATTGGGTTAAAGTCAATCAAGTGGATGTAAAAGCATGAAATACTTGCTTATTTTTGTGGCAGTTTTTCTATATGGTTGTGAAGACCGATATAGGTATCCATGCCAGAATCCAGACAACTTTACTTCTGAGCCTTGTCAAAAGCCTAGATGCTTATTCACTCAGATGTGTCCTGAATACTTGGTAGCACCAATCTTGGAGAAAAAAGTTAATGAGCCACAACCAGAAAACAAGACCAACAATTGAAGAAATAGAAACCTATGTCTGGGGTTTCGTAGTTGTTGTTGTCACATTGATTTTGTGCTTCATTGTTGTTGCTTTGCTCTACTCAGTTACTTTTGTAACGCAACCAATTAAGAGCATGGCCCCGATAGATATGGCGTACACCAAAATGCTCAATGACATTGTTTTGCTCATTGTTGGTGGCATAGGTGGTGTTATCGGTAAAAAAGGCGTAGGAACGGCTTTAAACGCTATCCAAGGCAATCCTACTCCTCCTCCTCCACAACAGTATGTCCAAGTTCCTATTTCTCAGTACCAACCACAGACAGTAGCTAGTGTTGCTCAGAACGCTACTAGCGGAATGAATTGGATGGGCTTTAAGAATCCAGACCTTGATGAATCTTGGACTCCTCCTCCTCCTCCAACAACTCCTCCAGAATTGCTTGAAGAAGACCATGAGCGTGAGCATTTAGCACTAGCTAGAAAAGAGGCTACATAATGTTTGGCATACCACTACCTTGGATACTGATAGGCTTATCAATAGCTTTGTTTGGTACTTACCGAGGTGGGTATCACTTTGGCTGGTCAGACAGAGATGCAGAGATGCAGATAGCCATTGCTAAGAAGAATGAGGAAGCTAGAGAGTTAGAAAAGAACATGACTTCTAAACTGGCTGACCAAGAAACACAATTGAGAAAGGCACAAGATGACATTGCTAAAAAACAGTCTGCTATGCATGAACTTGCTCGTACTGGCAGGATGCGCCTCCCAACCGCCAGTTGTCCACAAACCAGCACAAATGCCTCCACTCCCACAGGAAATAGCACCGATGCAACCGATATTGAGCGACAAACTATTGATGCTCTTATCGACATCGCAGCAGAAGGAGACAAAGCAATCCTCAAACTCAACTCCTGCATCACAGCCTACAACGAAGTAAGGAATCTAGTAAATGGTCAATAAAGAGCAACTCCAATCAATGCACATTGGTGAGCAATGGGTTGACGCATTGAATGAGACTTTCCAGCGTTTTGGTATTTTGTCGCCTATTCAACAAGCATCATTCATTGGTCAATGTGGACATGAATGTGGTCAATTCAAAATCTTGGAAGAAAACCTAAATTACAAGGCTGAGACTTTGATGAAGTTGTGGAAGTCTAGGTTTCCAACTATAGAAGTAGCTAACGAATACGCTAGAAATCCTAAGAAGATTGCTAACAAAGTTTATGCATCAAGGATGGGAAACAGAGATGAATCGTCTGGAGATGGTTATCGCTTTCGTGGTCGTGGGTGTATTCAACTTACTGGTCATGCTAATTATTTTCATGCTGGTCAGGCTTGCGGTGAAGATTTTGTTATGAATCCAGACCTTGTTGCTACACCCAAGTATGCTGCAATGACTGCTGGCTGGTTCTGGTCAACTCACAAGTTGAATCAGTATGCTGACACTCGTGATTTCTTGATGATGACAAAGAAAATCAATGGAGGCATCATTGGTCTGGATGACAGAATCAAACACATCAATCATGCCTTGGATATATTAAGCTGATTCTTTGACAAAGATTCCCTCTTTAGTCAGGTAGCCTTTTCTATCTTTAATCTCCTCATATGCGCCTTTAAAGCACTCTACGAGGTCTAAATCTGCACAGGCGCAACCCATGACTATGGTTACGAGAATGTCGCCATATGCGTCTTTCATTTCTTCTCTGTCACCTTTAGCGATAGCAGCATATAACTCATCTAGTTCTTCAAGCGTTTTCTTTGCTTGAGCAGCAGGAGTAGAGTTCTGCACAATTCCTCGTGCTTCACCCCATTGGATGACTTTCATTTCAACATTTGCGTAACTCATTTGATAGCTTTCATAATTCGTTGTTTTTTACCAGAGCGTCCCTCTTTAGTTCCAGTAATCTCAATGTAGCCTTTGTTTAACAAGGCACGATAGCGAGGAGTGATTGATGAGTAACGATGCTCTGGTAGAGCCTCTAGCACTTCATCTGAAATACACCCATCAGGAAAGCTTTTAATAGCCTCATAGACGATTTGTTCTAGCTTGGTGCTATCAACTGCTTGCGCTGCATCTTTAGAAGTCTGTGGGTCATCTTTTCGTGCCAACTTAAATGGTGCAGTACCAAAGAACTTTTCTACTTGACCGCCAAACCATGTTTTATCTAAAGTCATTTTTTTCTCCTTGAGGTGAGGGTACTCACATTCGTCCGACATTGCTGTCTGCTTTCCCCTCGTTAACTTACTTAAAAAGGTGCATCTTCATCTTGGTAAACAGCTTTTTTCTTAGGCTGCAATGAAGCATCAGCGTTCTTGTTTTTGACAGACAGAGACATGAACTTAGTCCCATCTTTGCTGACCTTAATCCAAGCAGATAGCCAGTATTCTGTTCCATCTACATTGATGCTTCCTTTGTAATCAGGAAACTTTGCATCGTCTTTGCGGTCATTCTTAAAGAGTGAGCCTCGATTTGTATTGTCGTATTCCATTTAAATTTCCTTTGCTTTCTTCAAAGCTGTTCTTACTTTACTAGGCAGCAAAGTCCACAATGCTATTTTTTGTTCAGCATCTAGGTTCTCTGCTTCCAACTTTACCCAAGCTTTCTTAGGTTCTTCTTTCTCGCAGAGGTCAATCAACTCCATTGCTAACTCTTTGAGATAAATCTGTTCTTCTTCTGAGATGCTATCCATTGCACCTTGAGTTGGTGTAATGATTACCTTTTCTTCCTTAATAGGTGCAGATGAATCCAGAGCATCATGCTCAACGATTTCCATTGCTGTAACCCACAAGTAGCGTCTAGTGTATGTTTCGACTGCACCAAGGTTTTGGATAGGATGGCAGCCCTTTAGATTAGCATCTGCCATTGGGCTAGTAATTACGAGGCTAGTGCCATCATCTACATCTGTGATTGTCAGACTGGCAATCTCTGTATCGTAAGAGACTACGCCACACAGACCAATTTCGTTAAAGATTTGGTTAATCGTAGGAATAAAGTCACCAAGTTCAAAGTAGCTGTAGCCAGCAAACTTGTTATGACCAGACTTCTTTAGAGCTGCGTTTTGCAACATGATTCTTGCTTGCATTAACTTCTTATGTACCATTTCATTCTTCCTTTAAATATTCTTTAATCATTTCTTCTTTGTCTTCTTCATAGAGGTCTAAAAACTCTACAAAGTGGTTTTCTCCACAGCAAGAGCCGTAGGTCTTTGGTTCAGTACAGTAAACACAATACAAGCTGTGCGATAAGTCATTGATTGCGTCTTGTCTAGTCATTGGATTCTTTCAATCTGTTTAGCTACTAACCATTTGTCACCAAGCTGGCGAACAGACTTGACCCATTGCTTTTGATAGCTTCTGATGACTTGTGGAGGTGCATCATAGGTTGCAAATATCTTGCGTACATGGATTAGGAATCGTGTGTTCATCAGCCTCTCCAAGCCAGCATTACACCCCAACCACCGAAGATGATGATTGCTAAAGTTGCTTCTACGAGCGTCTGAATAATCTTACTTTTCATTTGATTTTCCTTAAAAAGACCCATTTGCGTTTTGCTGTGGGCTGACGCAAGTATAGCAAAGAATCAACGAAGTGTTGAAAATATTTGCACAAAGTGTTGAAATTTTACAAAATGTTGTTATGATGCAACTATGAACAAACAAATTCAATCTGACGCAGAACTAATTGCATTGCTTGGTGGGCCATCTGTTCTATCAAGAAAGCTAGGGTTTTCATCTAGTCAACGAGTACATAACTGGATAACCAGAGGAATCCCTGCATCAATCAAATTAGCCCATCCAAAACTTTTCTTAAACAAGAGGATTAAGAGAATAGTGCTAAGTTTTGTTGGACTTGCTGTGATTTAAGACCAAAAAAGAATGGTCAAGCACAAGCTGCTGCAAAGGTAAATAAAGCAGTAAGAAATGGTTTACTTCCCCATGTATCTACTTTGATATGTGTAGATTGTGGGAAACCTGCTCAATGCTATGAGCATAGGGATTACAACAAGCCACTTGAGGTTGTGCCAACTTGCAAGAGTTGTAATACTCGCAGAGGGCCAGCAATACCATTAAAGGAAATGGAAGAATGAAACAGCTATACAACTACTTCAGTTACAAGTCTTTGATGATGCAACATCTGGCATTTGCTACAGAGAATGTTTCACTAAACGATTCATTGTTTCACTTGCTTTGGTATCACTACTACAAAGACAAAGCACAACATCACTACTTTGCAATGTTGCACAAAGAACGAGAGACATTGCATAAATTGATGATTCTGTAATACAATAATTTGAAACACGGCTAGGTCTGAAGTCATGAGCAGACCGAAAAGAGTTCCTCCCTCTCCTGCCGATTGTTTCTTTCAAGGGAGCAGTAAAAGGCGAGTGTTATGCACTACTACCAGTTCAATATTGGTGACTATCAAAGTCACACATCCCATCTTTCCGAGATGGAGGATTTAGTCTATAGGCGTTTGCTTGATTGGTACTATCTCCATGAAATACCAATACCACTTGATGAATCTGAAGTATCCAGACAAATAAGGATGCGTTCGCATACCGAAAGCATTGCAATCGTATTGCGAGAGTATTTCGAGCGTACAGATGATGGATGGATTCATCACAGGGCAAACAAGGAAATAGCCAAAGCTGACGAGAAATCAGAGAAGGCTAGTGCTTCTGCAAAAGCTAGATGGAATAAGAAAGATGCGAACGCATTGCCAACGCAATCCGAAAGCAATGCTACACATAACACAATACCCAATACACAAGACACAAAACCCAAAAGAAGAAGAACAACTGACGTTGTTGTTGTTTATCCTGATTGGTTACCAAAAGAAACTTGGGATGCGTTTGTTCAAATGCGTAGCAGGATTGGTAAACCGCCAACTGATTATGCAAAGAAATTGCTGATTGATAAGCTGGATAAGTTAAGAGTCAAAGGTCAGGATGTTAAGCAGGTATTGGAAAAATCAATTACTTCTGCTTGGCAAGATGTTTTTGAAATTCAAGTAAATCGTTCTGACATTGGTAGGCTCACAGTTCCTGCATCAAATGAGCCTGACCCTGCACTTGAAAAGATTAAGGCTGACGCAAAAAAAGCAGCCCCAATTCCTGAAAGCATAAGATTAAAAATGGCACAAATGAAAGGTGGTGTATGAATGAGTTGGCTCTTTTCGCAGGCGCTGGTGGAGGAATACTTGGTGGACACCTCCTTGGTTGTAGAACAGTCTGTGCCGTTGAATGGGAAAAATACCCAGCAAGCGTACTGTGCGCCAGACAAAATGACGGACTTCTCCCGCCTTTCCCAATTTGGGATGACGTACAAACCTTTGACGGAAAACCTTGGCGAGAAATTGTTGATGTTGTTTCTGGAGGATTTCCTTGCCAAGATTTGTCAGCAGCAGGAAACGGAAAAGGACTTGACGGAGAGCGAAGTGGATTATGGAAAGAGATGGGGAGGATTATTGGCGAAGTTAGACCTAAATTCGTCTTTGTGGAAAATTCCCCAATGCTCGTTAATAACGGACTCGACAGAGTGCTTGCAGACCTTTCCAAACTGGGGTTTGATGCGAGATGGGGTATTGTGGGAGCAGACTACGTTGGCGCACCCCACAGAAGGGAGCGATTTTGGTTGGTGGCCCACTCCCGTAGCCTCAGACAACATGACTGGTCAAACAAACGGCATAACTTACACAGGCAAAAGATTTGTGAGGACAAGTCAAAAAACTGGCACGGAGTTTGGAGCGAAGCTAACAAGTGCATAT